ACGTTCCGGGCATAAAAAAACCCCACTCATTTCTGAGCGGGGTTCGGGTTAGTTATAAAGTTGCGTTCGTAGTTTACGGCGCATCATTTGAAAGCAAGCGTATCGCCACATGATTTTAGCAAGGCGGCTTGCGCCGCCTTGTTTCCTGTTAGTTTATTTTAAGATGATTTCAAGTGTTTGAATGAAAGCCGCGTATGCTTGCTCAAACTCTTTGATTTTGCCGCTTGGTATGATGTTGATAAAATCATCAAGGTTTTTCTTTTCTTTCGCGATTAGCGCATTACGCACCTTTTCAATGCTAGTGGGCTTTGCTTTTGGCGCCGCCGCTGGTGCCGCTGGTGCCGCTGGTGCCTTTGCCATGCGAGCCGCGCGGATTTTTGCCGCCGCCGCCGTTTTGCTTACCAACCACTTGAAACCTTTTGGCGCTAATGATTTGACGCGGCGAGCAACCCATTTTTGAGCGCTTTCAAGTTTGATTGTTTTGCCTTCTACCGCCTTTTGGTAGTCAATCCATGCGAGCGCCACCGCTTTTTTGCTGGCGTCTTGGTCTTTCTTGTTGGTTGCTTGCGCTATGTAAGCCGCCGCGATGATTAAAGCGGCGAGCGCTTCATTACCTGATTTTACTACACCAGCGCAAGCGCCTTTGAATTGCTCAGGTGATACAGTGATGACAACAGCTTTGCTAGATTTGTTTGACATGATAATTCCTTTATTAAGTTGAGTTAAGTATCGCTTTCGCGACAGTTCCTATTCTACACTGATATCATATTCTGTCAATAGGTATCATACAAACCGACACCATGTCGGGTTGATACCCCTACCCCCGTAATTCCTGGAATTGAACGCCTCTCCTCTCCTCTCTGTTTTGGACAAGCATCTTTCTATTTTCATATCATGACACCCCCTGACTTAATATGATGACCCCTAAAAATTTTTATTATAAAATTTTACAGGTTCGAGCCCCGCGACGTTGACAAGTTAATGATTTATAAGGTAGATTACGCCCCATGGCTTCGCAGAGAATACAACTATATGATTTGCTTGAAGGAGTGGTTCCATACGAACCCCATTTAATACGTACACCAATGCGTACTGAGGACTTAATGCCAGAACAAATCGTAAGTGCCGCTGCCAAAACAGCGAAAGATATACTCCGTAGGAGTGGTGCGCCCGACATAGAGGTCACCGATGAGGATGCAGCCAATGCTGAAACAGCGTTCCAAGCCTATGTGGACGGGAATAAATCCGCCCTAACCCATACAAAACTGCAAAAACCCGAATCCATTATCAAATTAGAAGCGCTAGTATCGGAATACGACTGGCGAGTCATCCAGCATACGGACCAAATTCGTATGATAGTCACGAACAAACTGCTAAACCTGTCCGATAACAAGGACCCGAAGGTACAACTCAAGGCTGTAGAGCTGCTAGGCAAGCTGGCAGACGTAGGAATGTTCGTTGAGAAGCAAGAAATCACGTATAAACAACGTACCGACGACGAAATTGACGCGGCACTGAATGAAAAACTGGGAATGCTGATAGAAGGAAGCTTTACTTCAACTGCCGAAACCGCCCCAGTACCGTTAGTGAACGCTACAAAGCCTAAAACCGTGGACATACTAGTCCAAACCGACCCACTTGCTGTGTCACCACTGCCATCCATGCCTAAAATTGACATTGGAGCGCTATTAGGTGAGTAGCCTGAAGGAATATATTGCCACCTTGCCGATTGAGCAGGGTATAAATGTCTTGACAAACCTGAAAAAGATGCCTGAAAGGGAACAGCAGGAGTTTTTAGACCTTATCGAAGAGAAAATGAGCCGTATAAAACGAAATGCGGCTCAAGGTGGACTGCTTGACTTCGTAAAAGCGGTGTATCCGAACTACATGGTGGGTGCCCACCACAAAAGACTGGCTAAATTACTGGAGGAGGCGATTGATGGTGATAAAAAACGTATTATTGTTAACATTGCTCCTCGTATGGGTAAGTCTGAGCTTGTGTCTTATCTGTTCCCTGCTTGGTTTTTGGGACACCACCCAGATAAAAAGATTATTATGGCCACGCATACCGCTGACTTGTCTACTACTTTCGGTCGTAGGGTGCGAGATTTGGTTGGTAGTAAAGAGTATCGGAGTGTATTCCCAAATGTATCCCTAAATCAGGATGCAAAAGCGGCCGGGCAATGGAACACTAGCGACGGCGGTCAGTATTATGCGGCTGGTGTGGGCGGTGCGTTGGCTGGTCGTGGTGCCGATGTGTTTGTGATTGATGACCCGCACTCAGAACAGGAAGCGAAAACAGGTAACCCGTCGGTGTTCTTATCCGCATGGGAGTGGTTCCAGTCAGGGCCGTTACAACGGTTGATGCCTAATGGGGTTATCATAGTGGTGATGACACGCTGGTCGATGATGGACCTGACAGGTCAGTTGGTTAACCACATGATAAAGAACCCGGATGCCGACCAGTGGGAGGTCGTTGAGTTCCCAGCCATACTAGATGAAGGTACCGATGATGAAAGGTCGCTATGGCCAGAGTTCTGGCCCCTTGAAGAGCTCAAGAAGAAACGCGCTGGTATGGATACACGGTACTGGTCGAGTCAGTATTTGCAGAATCCAACTGCAGAAGGAGCGCAACTCATTAAGAAAGAGTGGTGGTCGCACTGGGAGGAAGAGTCACCACCGGTATGTGAATATACGATTATGTCTTTGGACGCGGCTCAGGAGTCTCACAACAGGGCTGACTATAATGCAGTTACACTCTGGGGCATATTTTTTAATGAAAAGACCAACCAGAATAATATAATCCTGCTCAATGCGTGGAAAGAGCGGATGGAGTTCCCTGAACTCAAACGACGCATGATTGCCGAATACAAGGAATGGGAACCGGATACGTTCTTGGTGGAGAAGAAGTCTAACGGTGCAGCGTTAATCCGATTTAGAAAAGGTGGCTTTATTAAGTTACCTAGCGACGAAGCTGATGATGATGTATTATATCGGTATCAACGTAAAGCAGCCTATTACTAAGGAATTACTATGGCCATTGAGAAGAGTTTATACGCAGCCCCGCAAGGGATTATCCCAGATGATGATACCATCGAACCCATTGAGATAGAAATAGAAGACCCTGAATCCGTTGCGATTCATATGGGCGACCTTGATATCCTAATAGAACCTGAAGACCCAATGGACGATGAGTTCAATGATAACCTAGCTGAATACATAAGTGAAGGTGCATTGGCAGAATTGGCCTCCGATTTGATTTCGGACTTCGATGACGACATCAGCTCGCGTAAAGACTGGATGCAAACTTACGTAGACGGCCTAGAGCTGCTAGGTATGAAGATTGAAGAGCGTACAGAACCGTGGGACGGTGCCTGTGGCGTTTACCACCCATTGCTGTCAGAAGCCTTAGTTAAGTTCCAAGCAGAAACCATGATGTCTATGTTCCCAGGTGCGGGTCCAGTTAAGACACAAATCATCGGTAAGGAAACACAGGATAAGAAAGAAGCAGCAGCACGCGTCCAAGACGATATGAACTATCAATTGATGGATGTGATGCAAGAGTACCGCCCAGAGCACGAACGCATGCTGTGGGGCCTAGGATTGAGCGGTAACGCCTTTAAGAAGGTGTACTTTGACCCGCACTTAGACCGTCAGGTATCTATATTCGTCCCAGCTGAAGACATGGTAGTACCATACGGTGCGTCAAACCTTGAGTCAGCAGAGCGCGTTACCCATGTAATGCGTAAAACCGAAAACGAACTACGCCGCTTGCAAGTGGCTGGCTTCTATTTAGACATAGACTTAGGCACACCAGCTAACACCCTTGATGAGGTGGAGAAGAAGATTGCTGAGAAGATGGGCTTCCGTGCGTCAACGGATGACCGCTATAAGCTATTGGAGATGCACGTTGACTTAGACTTGCCGGGTTATGAGGACAAGGATGAGGACGGCCACCTTACAGGCGTAGCCTTACCATACGTAGTAACCTTGGAAAAAGGCAGTACAACCATATTGGCTATCCGCCGCAACTGGGACCCAAACGATGAAACCAAACAAAAACGCCAGCACTTCGTCCATTACGGTTATGTTCCGGGTTTTGGCTTTTATTATTTTGGGCTTATTCATCTGGTCGGTGCTTTTGCTAAGTCGGGTACTTCTCTTATTCGTCAACTTGTTGACGCGGGTACGCTCAGCAATCTACCGGGTGGTTTTAAAACTCGCGGCCTTCGTGTCAAGGGTGATGACACACCGATAGCTCCGGGTGAGTTCCGTGATGTGGATGTACCAAGCGGCGCACTAAAAGACAACATCATGCCGTTGCCGTACAAAGAACCGTCACAAGTTCTTATGGGCTTATTAGGCCAAATCGTTGAAGAAGGCCGTCGCTTCGCTAACACTGCGGACCTACAAATCAGTGACATGTCTGCGAACAGCCCAGTTGGTACTACACTGGCAATCCTTGAGCGTACGTTGAAGGTGATGAGTGCTGTACAGGCTCGTATCCACTATTCAATGAAACAAGAGTTAGGCTTACTAAAAGGCATCATCGCTGCCTATACGCCAGAAGAGTATAACTACGACCCTGTAGAAGGCGACCGTAGGGCTAAGAAATCAGACTACGATAACGTTACAGTTATCCCTGTATCAGACCCTAATGCCTCCACAATGGCGCAGAAGATTGTTCAGTACCAAGCAGTTATGCAGTTGGCACAGCAGTCACCACAGATATACAACATGCCGTTATTACACCGTCAGATGTTAGAAGTGTTAGGTATTAAGGAAGCCGCTAAGTTAGTGCCGATGGACGATGACCAGAAGCCGACTGACCCAGTGACTGAGAACCAAAACGTCCTGATGATGAAGCCAGTAAAAGCATTCCTAACGCAAGACCATCAAGCGCATATCACCGTGCACATGTCTGCTATGCAGGACCCTAAAATCCAACAGATGCTTCAAGGTAACCCAGCGGCACAACAGATGCAGGCTGCGATGATGGCTCACATCAACGAGCACATGGGCTTTGAATACCGTAAACAGATTGAACAGCAGCTAGGTATGATGTTACCACCTCAGAAAGATGAGATGGGTGATGACGTGCACATGGACCCAGAAGTGGAAGCGCAGTTATCTCCTATGCTGGCTCAAGCGGCTCAACAACTACTACAGTCTAACCAAGCGCAAGTTGCACAACAACAAGCGGCACAACAACAGCAAGACCCAATGGTGCAGATGCAGCAGCAAGAGCTACAGTTGAAAACAGCTGAACAAGCACGTAAACAGAAGAAAGACGACACTGATGCTGTATTCAAAGCAGAACAATTGAAAATCGAAGCTGCACGTGTACTAGGTCAGCAAGAGACAACCAAAGGTCAACAAAAGAACGACATACTTAAAACCGTTGCTCAGTTACAAGCGACTAAACAGCAACATGCAATTGACAAGGGCATTGATGTTATGAAGCAAATCTCACAACAACAGTTCCAATCGAAACAACAAACTAATAAACCGACAAAAGGTGAATAACCATGGATTCAAACTTATTTGATGTTCTTCTTAAAGAGTACAGGGACCGCATGGCCATGCTTACAGAGGCAATGGCACGAGGTAGTTGCGCTTCATTTGAGGAATACAAGTACACAAGCGGTCAGTTACGAGGACTTGAAGCCGCCTGTTCCATAATTACAGACCTCAAAAAACGATTGGAAAACGCAGATGACGAGTAACATAAATTTAGCTCAAGCCCTAGATTTATCAAGACTGGCAGAAAACGCCAAAAAAGAAGCACAAGAAGAAGCAGAAATACGAGCAATCGTAGGTGACGCAACAGATATAGAAAAGGCAGCTCAAGTGCCACGACCCTCAGGCTACCATATCCTATGCGCTATTCCGGCAAAAGATAAGGAATACGACAGCGGGATTGTTAAAGCAGATGAGACACTTAGAATGGAAGAAGCATTGACCACAGTATTATTTGTGGTTGCTTTAGGCCCTGATTGCTATAAGGATGAAAAACGATTCCCTAGCGGTCCGTGGTGTAAAGAAGGCGACTTTGTTTTGGTGCGCCCACACTCTGGTAGTAGGTTGGTAATTCACGGTCGTGAATTCCGTTTAATCAATGATGATACTGTTGAAGCCGTTGTAGACGAGCCACGCGGTATTATTCGCAAATAAGGAGGACAAGATGCCTGAATTTGACAAAGAAGAATTTACATTTCCCGATGAGCAAGTTGAAAAGGAAAGTGCGTCAGAAATAGAATTTGAAATAGTAGACGACACGCCTGAAGAAGACCGCAATCGTGAACCTATGCCGAAAGCCATCGTGGAGGAGTTAGAGCAAGACGACTTAACCAAGTACGATGAAGCGACTAAGCAAAAACTTAAACAAATGCGTAAGGTATGGCATGACGAACGTCGCGCCAAAGAAGCTGCATACAGGGAACAGCAAGAAGCCGTTGAGCTTGCACGCCGTGTTGTAGAAGAGAACCGACGCCTAAAGAGCACATTAGCTTCTGGTGAGAAAGAGTTCGTATCATCCATCCAAGCAACAGCCAATTTAGAACTTGAAATGGCTAAGCGTGCTTACAAAGATGCGTACGATAATGGTGACAGTGACCGCTTGGTCGAAGCCCAACAAGCTATGCAAGAGGCAAGTATTAAGATTGCACAAGCTAAGAGCTTTAAGTTACCCCCTTTACAAGAAGATGATAATGATGTACAAAGTCATCAAGAACAGTATCGACAACCCGCGGCAACTCAGCCGGACCCACGAGCCCAATCATGGCGTGACAAAAATGATTGGTTTGGTGCAGACGAAGAGATGACCGCTGCAGCGTTAGGTTTACATGAAAAACTTAAGCGTAATGGTGTCGTTGTTGGTTCTGATGATTACTATTCTACGTTGGACAAAACAATGCGGAAGAGATTTTCTGAGTATTTTGAGGATTCTGAACCAGAGGATTCAAAAAGCAAAGTGGAAAGTGCTCCTACAAAATTGAGTACTGTTGTTGCTCCAGCTACGCGTAGTACGTCTTCAAACAAGATTAAGCTAACGCAAAGGCAAGCTGCCCTAGCTAAAAAGATAGGCATCACTAACGAGCAATACGCAATTGCAATGAGAAAACTGGAGGCATAAAATGACCGATACAAGAATCACTCGTAATATAGATACTCGCGCAGTAACAGAACGTCCTAAACAGTGGCAGCAACCCGAACTATTGCCAGAGCCCGATAAGCAAGAAGGTTATTCTTATCGCTGGATTCGAGTCGCTACGTTAAACGCTGCGGACCCACGCAACTTATCTGCCAAGCTCAGAGAAGGATGGGAAGCCGTTAAGCTGTCAGAACAACCACAGTTAGCAGTATTGGCCGACCCCGATAGTCGTTACAAAGACAACATCGAAATCGGCGGATTATTACTATGCAAGACTCCAACTGAGTTTGTACAACAACGAAATGAACATTTCGACAACTTGTCCAAATCGCAAAGTGAGTCTGTAGATAATAACATAATGCGTCAAAGCGATGCCCGTATGCCTATGTTCTCTGAGCGTAAGTCAACGACATCATTTGGCAAAGGTAATTAATTTAATTTTATTAGGAGTAATCTATGGCTTATCCAACCGTATCCGCTCCCTATGGCTTTAAACCGATTAACCGTTTAGATGGCTTACCATACGCAGGTGCTGTTCGTCAGTACCCTGTAACATCAGGTCAAGCAATCTACAATGGTCAACCAGTTGTATTAGTTATAGGTGGCACAGTATCAGGTGATTCAGATTTAACAGCAGGTAACATTCTTGGCGTTGCAGTAGGTGTTCAATACACAAACTCATCAGGCCAAACAGTACAAGCACAATACGCACCAGCTTCAGGCGTAACTAACGTTATCGCTTATGTAGTTGATGACCCATTTGCTTTGTACCAAGTAGCAATCACAGGTAACAACTCAACCATTACAGCTGCAGGCAAAAACATCGTCGGCACAAACGTAACAGGTATCGTTGGTACTCCTGATGCAAACACTGGTAACGCAACTTCATCTATCTATGGTGGTTCAGCTGCTGTAACAGCAACTTTCCCATTCCGCGTAGTAAGCGTAGTTCCAGCATCAGCGACAGGTGCAGATGCATTCGTAGAGTGCATTGTTAAACTTAACTTGTCACAACTTCTATCAACCACTGGCTTAGCTGCCGCTTAATTAAGGAGATAATATATGGCTATTTCACGCGCACAGCTCCTTA